GTATTGAAATCAACTAGACTTACTTACGAATCTATGATGCAAAGTCGTGCAGTTCCTTGGGAGGCAGATGCAAATTGGGCAGAAGAACAATCAAATGTAACTGCTGAAAAGTTGGAGATGTGTACTCAAGGTCCATTGTGGGATCAAATTCGCCCAACTCCTTTGACTATGGATTGGTTGATTGGATGTGGATTTATGAAACCACAAGAAGGAAAGTATCCATACTATCCAAATAAAAAAGTAGAGTATTGCACTGAAGGTAAGTACTAAATACAATATAAGCAATATAAGAAATAATGAAATCTTTCAAACAATTTTTGTCAGAAAGTGTAACGATTGCTGGAGATTTCAACGGCAATCTTTATATCAATAGCTCAGAACCACAAGCACAACAAGTGGGTGAGGAATATGTTGCCGATGTAATGTGGAATGGAAATCTTTATAGATTAGAAATGGTAACAAAATCTGGAATTCCGACAAAGCAAGAACTTGGTGAACAAATTCAAAGAGAATATCCAGGGGCGATAGTTCATAACATTTATCCTGTGGAAGAAAAGAATTTTAATATTAAAAATTCTCAAAGATACCACCCTTCAAAATTAGAATGGATTGATTGACAATGGCTCAGTGGAATAAGACTACACAAGACTTCTTAAATCAGGAGAGAAGTCTTTTTGAAACTTTTAATATTGCAGATCACTGGGGAAACCAGACAGATTGGCGACCTCAGTTTTCCAACAATAACAGATTAAAAACTGCACCTTTCCAAACAGTTTTCTTCAATACTTTCCAGTATGGTAAAGAGACTGATGTTTGGGATGAGAGAATAGTTGGAGTTGGAACCGCAACTTGGAATCAATATTCCAGTAACATAATCATGCAAGTTGGTTCTACCGCTGGCAGCAAAGTTACTAGACAAACCAAGAATGTGATGAGATACATTCCTGGCAGACCAGCAACATTGGCATTTGCAATCAGATTGGAACAACCTCAAGTAGGTATTCGTAGAAGATTTGGATTATTTGACGATAATAATGGCGCTTACTTTGAGGATAATGGGGGTACATATTCTTATGTAATTCGTACTAGCACATCGGGAATTACTACAGAAATAAGAGTTGGTAGAGATGACTGGAATGGTGAAAAGTTTGATGGTAATGGTTGGACTGGTGTAACCGCAGATCCAACAAAACAACAGATGATTTCTATTAATTATGAGTGGTATGGTGCAGGAACAGTAGATTTTAATTGGTTGATGAAGGGAGAAACTATCAAGAGTCATACCTTTGATAACTCAAATAATCTCGATAAAGTTTGGTGTTCTAGTCCTTTTCTTCCAATTCGTTGCGAGATTGAGAATGTAACTGGTGTTGCAGGAACACATTACCTTTATCAAGGTTCTAATTCTCTGATTCAAGAAGGTGGTGCAGATAAACTTGGAACTCTTTTGAGTCAGTCTAATGGTATTACTGGCACTACAATGACACTTGCAAATACATTTTATCCTATTGTAAGTTTGCGTCTCAAATCATCTGCTCTCAATTCAGTAATGCTTGTAAGATCTCTACAAGCGGTAACTAATGATAATACTAATGTGTATTGGAAACTTTTGCAAAATGCAACATTGACTAATCCAAATTGGACAAATCATGCAGATGTAGATTCATTTATTCAGTATGATACTTCTGCAAGTGCACTTACTGGTGGTAGAGATTAGCAAACGAGGAAATGAAAGATGAAGAACATTGCGATCATTCTATCAGCGACGAGTCTGGCAATTAGTGGAGCACTTTGTTATGGTGCTTATGTTACCTATAAAAAAGCAGAAGCAATCATTAACAACCCTGAGGAGTTTGTTGGAAAGGTTGTAGAAAATCAAGTCAACAAAGCATTTGAGAAACTACCTATTCCTAAAATAAATACTGAGAAGTTCAAATTACCATTCTAATGGATAAGGATCCTTATATTTACAGAATTAAGCAAGTTCTAAAGGTTGTAGATGGTGATACTATTGACGCTGCTATTGATCTTGGTTTTGATATCTCTCTTACTAAGCGAATTCGTCTTGCTGGTGTCGATACCCCAGAGAGCAGAACAACTGATGTGAAAGAAAAAACACTTGGTCTTGAAGTTAAAGAATGGCTCAAGAAAAAGTTAGAAGGACAAACTGATATTATTGTAAAAACAGAACTCCCAGATTCTACCGAAAAGTATGGTAGAATTCTGGGACATCTTTTTATTGGTGATAATGAAGTATCAGCAGTCAATAAGAAAAAGTCTGTTAATCAGATGATGATTGATGAAGGATATGCTTGGGAATATGACGGTGGTACAAAGAAGAAAGATTTCGCTTTACTGGAATCAAAAAGAAAGGCGGGCAGATAATTTCTTAGCAATCTTTTTAGGTGGGGCATAGAGACCTTTAAATCTCTCTTGCCCTTCTTTTGTAAATTTATCTTTCATCACATCATCAATAATAACTTTGTTTTCTATTTCATAGAGAGCATTCGTATCTACTTGATCTCTGATATACTGTTCTACGTTATCTGTTTGTGCAACTAAACGTGTACCTTCAGCAGAGTACTCAAATATATCAACGTGTCCTCCATCGGATAGAACATAATGGAGAACAGGTTTAGTCTGTTTGATTTTAATTTTAAATTTATTTTTTGCTGCTTCTCTTAGCATAGGTTCTGCTGCATTCTTAAGAACATTTAAGACTGCTGTAGAAGCCATTGTTGCTGCAGTGGTAACTACTGCGACAGCACCAGCCGTAGCAACAAGAGAAGGGTCAGGTAAATTAATACTGATTCCACCGACAGTAAAGGTAGGTTTGGGTAAATCTGCAGGAACTTCCGCAATCCGTTTGGGGGATTCAATAACGGGGGTTTGAATAGCAGGGGTTTGAGCAGATGGAGGAAGTTGGGGGGCAGGGGTAGGATCAGGTAATCCTCTTGATTTTTCTGGAGGTTGTTGTTCCTGTGGTTTTTGTTGAGGTCTTATAGAAGCATCAAATTCTGCTTGGGTTGGAACTTTTACAATTGGATATTGTATAGTTGTATTTGGTGCATCTATAACAGGAACTTCAAGACCACGAACAACAGGAGCATTTATTTGTTGGAGAATCGGTTTATCTACAGTCGGAATTACCGATGGACCAGAAATCCGATTAATGTTTGTGTTTGGAACATTAATCGGATTATTTCCGATTATCCTTACTAGATTTGTATTAATTGTATTGATTGGTTCCATCGATTTTCTGAGACATTTGTTTGTACATATCAACTAAATCATCGTTATAGGTAGGAGTTTGTTGTGGAACTACTACGTTAATGTCTGCACAAACTTTATAGTAAGGACTTGCAGGGAAGAAATCAATACCTGATTTCTTTGCTTCACCGCACTTTAATAATCTTACAAGTTCAAAATCAAGTCGTGCTTTGTCTGCTTCTGCCTGTTGTCTTGAAATTTCAACTCTCACTCTTGCTTTGCATAATTCTTGCAATGAACCATCCAAAGGAATATTGAAACCCATTGATACTCCAGCATTACCAGAATATGAACTGAACTGTTCTGGGTCTTGACTTCCATTTCCATTACCAACCAGTAGCAGATGCTGATGGTCCTGCAATATTTGTATTGCTTGGTGCTTGTTGTGCAAATGCTGCTCCACTTAATATTATTGAGTAAAGACAGACATTGATGTAGTTTTTGATTGAGTTTCTGTGGTGCGATCTATCCATGTTTCTTTAGCCACTCCAGGGCCGAGATAGGTTTCACTGAACTGGAATGGAGCACCTTGCGTCATAATCGAATAATTAGCACCCTTTTGAGGATTGCTGGGAATGTTGATGTTCGTTCCAGATACAGTATAAGATTCTCCAGTTGTATATTCAACTTGGCGAATTGCTTCTACAATTTTTGTAGTAGATTCTGTAGTCGCATTGATTGTACCCCTAGTAAAATTAGGCACAACACTTTCTGCTAGGGTAGGAGAACAGAACCCTAGCAGGAATAAACCTGCTAGGATATGTCTCATTTAAATACGCTCAATTCAATACTACGTTGAGCAGTAGCACTTGTTCCTGCACCACCAGCAGTTACAGTAGGAACACCAGTTGGAGATAAGGTTCCTGCGAGAGTTCCTTTTTCTCCACCAACTTGAGTTACACTGTCTCCATAAAGATTTGGAGATCCAATAACACCGTTTGTTACTGTTTGATTTGTTACAGGAGTATCGGCAGCATTGAAACTTTCTGAGAAAGTAAATGCTTGACCTGGAGTATTGATATCGTAGGTTCCGGCACCATTTACACCACCAAAGGATGTGGATTGGATATTAGTTCCTGACGCTGAATATGAAGCACCGATTCGTGTTGATTGAACTGCAGCACCATCAACTTTCAATTGTACGGAGTCAGTGATTCTTGATGTGATTTCAGCAGCATTAACTGGGATTGCGAAGAATAACGAAAAGGCTAATAGAAGTCTTTTCATTTTTCTTATTTTGTGGTAAACACTGGAAGTATTTAGCAGAAAGGGCTTGACAGGAGTAACAGACCGTAGTATGATAAATAGGTAAACAAATGTTACGAGTTTCTCACAACTCTTAACATTAACAAACACCCGCTAACCGAGACCTATGGGTGTATAAGAACGTCTCTCATATCCTGCCTGAGGGTGGCGGGAACATAGTAACTCCACCATTTCCCTGATGGTCTTACTAACAGTTTAAAACAATGACTGCTACACTTTCACGTCAACAATCACAATCGAATATTTGGGAACAGTTCTGCAACTGGGTAACTTCAACCGACAACCGCCTCTATGTGGGTTGGTTCGGCGTTCTGATGATTCCTTGCCTGCTTGCTGCTACAACTTGTTTCATTATCGCCTTCATCGGCGCACCACCTGTCGATATCGACGGTATCCGCGAACCAGTAGCTGGTTCTCTAATGTACGGAAACAACATCATCTCTGGTGCTGTTATCCCTTCGTCCAACGCAATTGGACTGCACTTCTACCCCATCTGGGAAGCTGCTTCACTTGATGAGTGGCTTTACAACGGTGGTCCTTTCCAACTCGTTGTTTTCCACTTCCTCATCGGCATCTATGCCTACATGGGTCGTGAATGGGAACTTTCTTACCGTCTAGGTATGCGTCCTTGGATCTGTGTTGCTTACTCTGCACCTGTTGCTGCTGCTTCTGCAGTGTTCCTGGTCTATCCTTTCGGTCAAGGTTCTTTCTCTGATGCAATGCCTCTTGGTATCTCTGGTACGTTTAACTACATGCTTGTGTTCCAGGCAGAACATAACATTCTGATGCACCCCTTCCATATGCTTGGAGTTGCTGGTGTCTTCGGTGGTTCACTGTTCTCTGCAATGCACGGTTCTCTGGTTACTTCCTCGCTGGTTCGTGAAACCACTGAGAATGAGTCGCAGAACTACGGTTATAAGTTCGGACAAGAAGAAGAGACATACAACATCGTTGCTGCTCATGGTTATTTTGGACGCCTTATTTTCCAATATGCTTCCTTCAATAACTCACGTTCTCTGCACTTCTTCCTTGCTGCCTGGCCTGTTGTCGGTATCTGGTTTACTGCCCTTGGTGTTTCTACGATGGCTTTCAATTTGAATGGCTTTAATTTCAATCAGTCAATCGTTGATAGTCAGAACCGTGTAGTTAACACCTGGGCTGATGTACTTAACCGTGCTGGTCTCGGAATGGAGGTAATGCACGAGCGTCAAGTTGTGCTTTGCGCTCTTTAAATCGGATGAATTGCTGGAAACCCCAAGTGGGCAATCAGCAGCCAAGTCCAGAGTACACTCTGGAAAGGTTCAGAGACTACCTGAGGGATATAGTTCCCTTAATAACAGGAATAAGCGTCCGACACCAGAAATGGTGATGATATAGTCCAATCCTGGTAGTAATACCAGATAGTTATGGGAAGTTTAAGAATGCACACAACTTCCCTCTTGACCTTGCAGCAGCAGAAGCAACACCAGTTGCCTTGACTGCTCCCGCAATCGGTTGATATAATGTTAAGGAACTCTTCGGAGTTCCTTTTTTTATAAATATTTAAGCACGAAAGAAAGCACGAAATGACTAAACTATACTCCGACCTGTATAGAACTTGTATGACCTGTGATGTTGAGAAGCACATTACCGAGTTTTATATGCGTGATAAAAAAACTGGAAGGAGGCACTCTGCCTGCAAAGAGTGTGATAAGGCAAGGGTGAAAGCAAGGCACCAAGCAAACCCACAAAAAACAAGAAATAACGATCTAAAAAGAAACTATGGCATAACTCTTGAAGAACATACAAAAATGTTTGAAGACCAGAATGGGAGATGTGCTATTTGTAGAAATGAAGGAAATGGTAAGTGGAAGAAGTTATGTGTAGACCATTGCCATACAACTGGTAAAGTAAGAAAACTTTTATGCCATCACTGCAACACCGCACTAGGACTTGTAGGTGATAACATAGATACCTTACATAAAATGATTGCATATCTCAATGTCTCATAATAATCAACATCATCCTATGGAACCCTGGATTATCTGGGCTGGTGTGGGTATGATGGTCTTTACTGTTCTTGTATTTGTCTTATTCACTCTCGGTCAGATGTATTGGGGATAAAAACTAAATATTTAAAAACTATCATAAATGAAAACTTTCAAACAGTTTATTTTGGAATGTTTGTCTGAAGGAATGACAACACAAAGCACTGCTGATAAACCTGGATTTAGTTCAAATGCTGATGATATTGGACCTGTTGCAGGAAGAAGTCCAAAAATGTTTTTCTTAGGTAGAAAATTTGTTAAAACATATTCTAATGGTAAGTCTAAAGCAGAAAAAATTTGGTTAGATTCTTTTAAAAAATATCAAAACTTGTGAATAAATTTATTTTAAGCATAAACACTCATTGGCCTCTTTATTAAGTAATGTTAAGATAAATATGAGAAATACATAGGAGGTTATGACTTCTTCTACACTTTCACAACCAATTCAACAACGAGGATGGTTTGATGTCCTGGATGACTGGCTTAAACGAGATCGCTTTGTATTTGTGGGTTGGTCTGGAC